TGGGGATTATTAACGCCTATTATTAAAGTATATACGTCCTTAAAATAAAATATAATATTATCTATATAATAGATTTTCAACTTACCTAGATAATGTTATCTAGTTAATGAACCAATGTTAATGTGATTTGGATTAGTTTTAATATAATATGGTGGTAACCCTCTTGGGTTCCACAATACCTTCCTCCGTCCGTCTTTTTCTCTATCTTGAAGAGAGAAGGCAGAGGTAGGTCGAATGTCGACTGGATAGGTACGATTACATCGTAGACCAAGACCATAGGACGTGTCTATCGTTGATTTGGACTATCGTAGTTTGTCTATCGTTTCAGGGGTTTAGTGGACACTCTAGTGGACTGTGATGGTCTCAACATCTCTACCGATGTCCAACTCGTACCACCCGAGATCCGCGGAGCCACACAAAATGATGGAGGCATCCTTGGTGTTTTCTACCTCTTCATAGTCGTTATCCCAAAGAGTGATGACTGGGAGGTATGAACCATCCGGGAAAAGAACATACCGATCTGGATAGGTCTCATCCTCGGTAGCTTCACATGGTTCGGTTTCACAGACGACAGTCTGTCGATCGTCATCAGTCATGAGATAATCCCTGAAAACATTATCATTAAAAATAATCCTTGCTTATTAACCTAATGAATGTCTAAAACGTATCGGTGATTATTAAAGAAACCAAAATTTTAATGCAAGGATAATATAATGAGACCAGAATATCTTATGGCTGCGGGAGGCTTACTCGTTATCGTGAGTCTTCTTCATTTAGTTTTTGTTGTGATGGGAGCTTCGTGATGAATTTCTCCCAAGCACTTACCAACTTGAAAAAGGGGGATCGAATCTCCCGTTATGGTTGGAACGGTAAAGGCATGTGGTTGATCCAAGCTGATGGTGGAATGTTCACTATTGATGATCGGGTCGAAGGAGGATTGTCTCCGTTCATCGTGATGCTGACTGCAGATGGAAGTTTCGTTCCGTGGTTGGCTTCCCAGACTGATGTGTTGGCTGATGACTGGGGAGTTGTGTGATTAGAAAAGCAGAGAGGTCTGAATATACGCAGCACTAATCATAGGAATATTTTGTTATGAAAATTATTTTGATGATGATGGTATCCGCGCTGACACTTTTCGGATGCCAGTCTGAAGTAGTAGATGATTACAAATCATCAGTTGTGAAAGTGCAATTGACTGGTGGTCATGGGTCCGGTGTTTATATCGGTAACAATCTGATCCTTACCGCGGCTCACGTCATTAGTGGAGCAACAGACGGTAAAGTTAAAATCAAGACAGAGAGTGGGAATGTGTTGGATGGAGAAGTCCTCTGGTTCAATCTGGCTCGTGATCTTGGAGTTGTACGTGTTATCGACACCGAAGGTCTGAGAGAAGCATATCTCTCTTGTGTAATTCCAAAGATGGACACTGAGATCTATGCGCGAGGTAATCCTGGAATCACAGAGTTCTTCACAGCTTGGGGACGTGTCTCTGATTTGGTCCCTCATACGATCGGTCCTTGGCTCAATGCCATGACAATCGATGCTTCTATCTCTGGAGGTATGAGCGGTGGCCCAGTGTTCAATCTGAATGGACAAGTTGTCGGCATCTCAGTTGGTATCATGGGTACTCACATTGACAACAGCTCATCTCTGAGTGGTGTCGGTATTATGGTTCCAGGCTCAGTTGCCTGCTCACTTTTGGGACGTACAGCATGAGAAATTCAGTTACAGAAGAAGAACTTATCGAGAAAGCCAAAATCACCGGTGGTGAACGTGTCACCCTGGAATCGATCGAGGCTTCGATCCTGAATACCAAATTCATTGTTGATCGAACACTGACGATCTGCATAATGACTCTTCATAATGGCTACACCATTGTGGGTAAGAGTGCCTGTGCCGATCCATCCAACTTTCAAGAAGATCTTGGACAACGTCTGTCTCGAGCTGATGCGGTTAATCAGATCTGGCCTCTGATGGGGTTTGAACTCAAGGCTCGAATGTACCGTGATGACAGGCTCGTATCTGAAGCCCTGGTCAAACCTTCTGGTCCTCGGGAAGCTTACATTGGAACCAAGGTTATCAATGCCCAGCCGATGAACCGTAGGAATTACAATTTCCTGCGTGGTTGGAGTCTTCCTGACAATGAGAATGGCGTTGATGAAGGGTATCTGGTCGAATATACCGATCGGGTTGAAAACCCTTCCAACTGTCCTGGTTATGCTGGTTATGTCTCCTGGTCTCCTAAGGATGTGTTTGAGCGAGCATACCGGCGCGTGCGCCAGGTCACGGCGCAGCCGGTGGCCGCCAGTGCAACGCAAGCCGGTGAGCGAAGCCCATGGGAACTTGACCCTTACCCCTCAGATAAAGGCTCAATCTGGGAGCGTATGAGATGAAAATTGCTCTCGACTACGATCAAACTTTCTCCCTGGATCCCTGGTTCTGGAACCAGTTCATCTTCATGTGTGAGTGCTCTGGTCATGATGTCCGGATTGTCACGATCCGTGATCCAAAGCTGGACCGCATCGACAAGCTCCAGGAGCTGGAGAATAAAGTCCAGGTTATCTACACCAATGGTGTCGCCAAGAAGTGGTTCCTCTCGCATTTCGGAGAGGGATTCACCCCAGACATCTGGATCGATGACAAGCCCGAGAGCATCCTGAACAACTCCACAGCCACCCCTGAATGGTTGGTTGAGTGGCGCAAGGATCATGTCGGAGTAGTGGCAAAGTAGTGCGTGAGTCAAAAAAGAAGCCGGCAGCTCATGGGAGGAAAGAGCTACCGGCTTCTCGAATCTCTCAGCGGCGGAAACCCACAAAACACCGCGAGAGAACTTGGTTTAATAATCCTGCAATATCAATTTTTAATATCACTCTATATAATATGACATAATGATTATCACAAAAATACTTTGAGGCAAGGGAATAATATGAGTACGCCATCTCTTTTTAATAATACTCCGCTCAACGCACCTTCCCAAAGTCCATCACCAACACCTCAACCTACGCCTGCGAACGCATCTGCCTTGGTTCCACTGGTTCCATTGACTCAGGATGACGTGAAGAAAGCGTTGCCGGCACACCTGAGAGCTTCAGTCACCCAGACGATGGCGGACACCCTGAATAACATCTCTGCTGACCCGATCGTCGCTGAGCACATCAGGGATAATTTCATTGGCTACTCAGCAATTTTGAAAGAAGGCAAATTCAAGACAGAGTATTACATCCACGCGGTAGCTTACGTTTCATACAAGCTGATGGGCTATACCAACGAAGACGCTTACGCCCGGACGTTTCCTACCAGATATTCAAACCTGTTGGCAAAGAACGCCACCAAGAAAGATATCTCTGCATATGTGAGCGCATTCCACAGAGGCAAGCTCGTCAACCTGATCATGGAGCAGTCCCTGGTTCCAACCTGGGTCCTGAATCAAGATGTGTTCCAGAAAGCCATCAATGTGCAGGCCGATCTGATGATGACGGCTTTCTCAGAGAAAGTTCGTACTGATGCAGCCAACTCGATCCTGAACCATCTCAAGAAGCCAGACACCAAGGGTGATTTCCAGATCAACCTCAACCAGGCTGAATCGTCCGGTATGAAAGAGATGAGAGATATGCTCGGACAGTTGGCAACCCAACAGCGAGACCTGATCGAACGCGGAGAGATGAAGACGATCGATGTGGCAGCTTCCCGGTTGGTAAATAAACCACCTGAAGAAGAAGAATCTTCCCGATCGGAAGTGACAGATGTCTGAGATTATCAGCAGCGTCACCAATCGACTCATTGTCAAGAAGACCCTGGATCAGTGGCTGGACTCAGTCGATTACAGGAGCTTGAACGACAACAGTTATGTCCCTTCAGAGTTCGCGCTCGTCTACATGAACTTCATCAAGCTGGTGAACGGAGCAGAAGGCGAGAGTCACAAGACACCACCGGTGCATCTGAAGATGCTCGACAAGTTGAGCAGCTCTTCATCAAACATTGCCAATTTGTGTTTTCGTGGGGCAGCCAAGACCACATTGTTTTTTGAGTATCTGGTTCTGTTCATCGCTGTGTTCGGGTATCTCCCTGGATTTGGTGAACTTTCTGGTATGATCTACGTGTCTGACTCCATGGAGAATGGTGTCAAATCAGCACGAAAGAACATTCAGTATCGCTATGAGAATAGCGATTTCCTGAAAGAATGGCTCCCAGAATCACACTTCACCGACGGTTATCTGGAGTTCACAAACAAGGATGGCCACAAGCTTGGTGTGAAGATGTTCGGGGCAAAAACTGGTATCCGCGGTACCAAGATCTTTGGTAAGCGCCCACCTCTGGCTGTGCTCGATGACTTGGTATCTGACGATGACGCCAAGTCCAAGGTCTCCATGCAAGCCATCAAGGACACTGTCTACAAAGGTATCAACTACGCGCTCGATCCAACTCGTCGCAAGATCGTGTTCAACGGTACACCCTTCAACACCGAAGACATCATGATTGAGGCAGTCGAATCCGGTGCCTGGGACGTCAATGTCTGGCCTGTGTGTGAGAGGTTCCCTTGTTCCAAAGAGGAGTTCGTGGGCGCCTGGGAAGATAGGTTCACCTACGAGTTCATCATGTCTCAATATGAGGACGCGGTCCTCACCGGTAAAGTCGAAGGCTTCATGCAGGAGTTGATGCTTCGTATTTCATCGGAAGAAGAACGACTGGTCCAGGATGGGGAGATCAAAAGGTACTCCCGGATCCAACTGCTCGAGAAGCAGAGCCAATACAACTTCTATATCACCACTGACTTTGCCACTTCAGACAAACAGACAGCCGACTTCTCGGTGATCTCTGTGTGGGCTCACAACTCCAATGGTGACTGGTTCTGGGTAGATGGAGAGTGTGAGCGTCAGACGATGGACAAGACCATCAATACGCTCTTCACCATGGTTCAGAAATACAGGCCGCAGTCTGTTGGTATAGAAATCTCCGGACAACAGTTGGCATTCATCAAGTGGATCCAGAGCGAGATGATGACCAGAAACATCTGGTTCAACTTCGCATCCTCCGAGAAGTCAGGATCTCCAGGCATTCGTCCGATCACAAATAAGCTGACTAGGTTCAATTTGATCGTGCCTCTTTTCAAGGCCGGCAAGATGTATTTCCCAGAGGAATGGGAAACTTCCAAAATCATGGCGCATTTTTACGGACAGATAAGACTTGCAACAAAAAATGGTCTGAAAGGTAAAGATGACTGTTTAGATACGATTTCTATGTTAATGTATCTAAACGCTTGGAAACCAAGTGAACAGGCAGCACCACCTCTCTCGGGCCAAAACAGTGGCCCCTCCTTATTCGAGGATGACGAGCTGGGCGAACAGCCATCCGCATTATCTTCATATATTGTTTGATTATTCTCTAGCTATTATCAACATAATGGTTGTATGTAATGGCAAGCGATTATTAACTTAATTTTAGAGAGCGCCTCATGAAAGTCATCGAACTGTTTCGACAACTCTCTTACGGTGAGCTGTCCAACCTATCGATCAGCGATTCAGGATCAGGTCTTATTATTGAGGAGAAGCATCCTCAACTGATCCATTATATCAATGACGGTCTGCTGGCTTTGCACACCAAGTTCATCCTCAGTGAGAAAACTCTGATGGTTGAGCAGGTGGCTCACATCACCAATTACCACATGCGTCGCAGGTACACCGAGACCTCTGGGTCAGACGTTGATTGGCCCTATATTAAGGACCTGCCAGACGAACCATTCAATGAGGATCTGATCAAGATCCTCGAAGTGTATCGTGCTGATGGTATGAAATTTCCACTGAATGACACCGCGGATCCATGTTCGCTGTTCACTCCACAGCCC